ACGCTTTTCTGGGAATAAATCCAGGATATTCTTTCTATCGCCTAATCTGGGTACATAAACTACTGCCATATCTAATTCCGGCATACGATAAACATCCTTGGGATGAATCTTACAGGAAAAGTTAGCAGAATCTAATTTGCCCTTTTCAGTGCGACGAATAGTAACTTGGGTATATTCATCAGCAACAACATGATTGGGGACAGCTAGCAAGGCAGATCCTAAAATAAGACCTTGACAACTTTCCCTACCATATGTAACCAACACCTGATTGTGATCTAAAACATTTTGTAATTGTTCTGGACTGCAATCTTTAGTTGCGGGTTCTGGCAACGGTACAGGTGCTACCTCCAACCAAGGGTTTTGTTTCTCCATGTGAACAGAAAATTCATTACCTTGGGATTCGGCTTTCTTCACAGAATATTTTGGTTCTGATGTTAAATACTTCATAGCCATATAAACCATGTAGAGAGCTACAATGGCAGCAAAGAAAACAAACAAGAGCTTACCCCTCGAAATATCTGCATCTCTAATGTTCTTAAAAACTGTCGGCATGTAATCTCGTGCCTGTGTTAACTTAGAAATAAGAAAATGTTTTCTCGCCAAAAGTGTTGCTGAAAACCCAACAAAACATGCGCCTATTGCAGACAAAATATTGAGTGGGTTCAAGCCAGCAGAAGGAGCGGCTGCTAATAACCAATAAGAAAGAGAATGTTTGATAAAATCTTTCGAATTCATAACAGTAACTAACCACTGCGTTGAAAATTTATTCGACATACTAGCAGGAATCCAATTCGTAGGTTGTGTCAATCCGTCGCCCAATTTCTTTAGCTCAGTGTAATAAGCATTAAATTGTGTACGCGACAAAGAAGGTACCTCTCTTGCGTCATCTGGCAAGGTTGGTTCAACATAAATTCTCGAAGTGTGTTCTATAGCTTCGGAGGGAACAGTAGGCTCAATGTGAACCTTAGATGTATGTTCGATCGCCTCCTCAGGAACAACTGGTTCCGATTGTGAAGTAAAAGTTCTTGGTGAATAATACATTTGTTGATGTTGTGGACGTAAAATCATTTCAAATAAATTCTTATAAAACTTAAAGAAAGCTGGTGGTCCCATAACCGTCAAGTAATGTCCAAAGTAAATATAAAGTAAAGCCGGAACAGCCTTAGACGGAAAACCTCCTGTAAGTAACAATAAGGCATAAATCCATCCATGGTCCGGTAATATCTTGTTCCATTTAACAGTGTAATTCTTAAAAGCAATGAGATACCACAAAAGTGGGTACAAAATTAAGCTGAAATCAGCTACAAGGTGTTCCCACCAATAAAATCTGTCTTCGG